CGTCAGCTTTACCCTTTTTTGTGTATGGAAACTTCTTTTTTCCCACCATTGGCATAATCGTTGCTCCGTTTCAGAATCTCGAAAGACTCAATATAGTTTGCTCTAACCAATATATCATAGACTTGATTAGGCACCATGTAGTCAACCCCTGGCACGAAATCCCAATGATCGTTGTTAATCCCAGCCTCACAAACACGGTTCACCCTAACTTTTACGAAACAAAGATACGGTTCAAACACAGGGTTATCTAAAACATGGCCGACAGGTAACACGTTCAACAGTTTGCGGCACGACTTATCCCAACTGTATTCAGCAACCCGACCAACACGATTCAACGCCACAGCCTTATAACTGTCAGAAGCCCCGCAGACCCCTCTGAGAGCCTCTACAAGCGCGTCAACATCAGGTTCATCCCAACAGCCAGCAAAACTGTCAATCTCGTAACCAGAGCAGTTCTGAGATGTAACCGGAACAACCACGGAAGCAAGATCAGAGAACTGTGCCTGCCCAGAAGTCGGGGTAACAATCGTAGGGATCCCCATAGCCATAGCCTGCAACGGCATTAACCCAAACCCTTCGCCACGGCTCGCCGCAATAAAACAATCCGCTTGATTAAACCAATCAAACTGTTCTTCTTTAGACATCCATCCCGTATGGATAATGATGTTTGACGGCCATTCTCTATCCGGTACAAACCGTTTCATCGGAACCTTGATATGTAACTCTGCGTCAACCCCAGATAACTCGAACGCTTTGACAACGACATCCAACCCTTTGCGTAGCCACATCGAGCCACCGGCATGAAACCTGAACCTGTTATTTGCTGGTCTAGGTGTCGGCTTCCAATAGTCAACGTTTACACCCAACGGCACAACAGAAACGTTAGGTGCATACTTTGAGAACAGTTCACGGTTATGTTCACACGGCACAATAACCTGATCGTAGGTATCTAAATATCTGTAATACTTCTCAGGTAACTCTGTGGTTTCCCACATCGTATACAGCGCACGATGTTGCCCACGTAAAAACCCGTGAACCAAAGACGGGTTGTACATCAACACCGCAACAGAAGCCTGATCGTGCAACTCAACATCGGCAGGCAACCCCGACCTGAACCCTTCCAACATCGCACCATACCCGTACTTGGATGCTTCAGTACCGAACCAATACTGGTAGTTCACGATTCGACGCTCACAAAATTCCATTTGTTTGCCTGCTTGAAACCTATCCAGTTTGCACCAACAGCCAGACTCCACGCCTGCAAATACTCATCCATCACAGTCTTGAAATACGAAAACTCGTTGTCACGGTAGATAGCACCAATCGTCAAAGTAGGTGTCGGCATAACTTTGATTGTTTGCATAAACAAACCAGCCCAAGCCAAAGGATATCTTGTATCCAATTTATCTAAACCCAAACTAACGTTCATGGCATCCCTACGCCACACCGTAGACGTAATCGTTGTCGAAGCAACAAGAATAGATTTATCATTAAGACTATTCATATAGTCACACAGTTTTCCTGAGAACCCTGCGTTCACTTCACGACTGTTCGGAGTCCAATGCAGCACCCGATCAACACCATCCAACATCGGTAACAAAGCATCAACCGTTCCAGGGAACATTGTGTCATCGTCACCGAACACCCAAACATATTTACCGGAACCTTGCGTCACCCCACGAAACACGTTCGGGTCGCCATCAATGTTCTTTAACCGTTTACTGTATTGAACCTGCGGATACTGTTTAACGAACTGTTCAGCGTAACCATCAGGGTCATTGTCGCTAACAATAAGTTCAACACCGTCAACAAGTTGCGGAACAATAGAAGCCAAACATGGTTCAATATCGGGCCGATTAAATGTCGGCACATAAATTGTTAAAAGCATTTAGCCAACAACGTTGGTTTTGTCAGGCAAAATACCTGTAGCAACCTGCCAGTTCTCCTCAGCACGTTTCTCAACAATCGCAGCACCATCAATAGATTTAGGTTGCTGACCATCCTGACGCAACCGGTGATAAGCGTCAAGGTCTTTATGTAGAACCCGTTCCTTCTCAATGATCCGTTTTGAACCAGGTTTGCGTGTAGGCATAGCCTCAGCCGAAACATTGAAATGTGCGATACGACAACCGAAACAACCTTCGACATCTAAACCTGGATGAGTTTCCCTATGCTTCAATGTACGCCCCATATCCTGCTGCCGTCAACGAAGCAACCTCAGTAGCCGTAACTTGAATGTCGTGACCACCATAATATGTTTTAGCAACAGTAGCCATATCGCCAGGCTGTCTCTCAACATAGTTTCCGTCAGTCAACAAAAACACGTTGATACCACGCGCACTTGGCGCAACATGCCGAGCCAACCGTTGAGCCAACTTTTCTTCTGATGACAACTCGTTTTCATCAACGGGCAACACCGCAACCACGTTCTCTGTAGGTGTCCTAAAAATAGCCATCAGGTTATATTCGCTCCGAATCCGTCTGCAACAAGTTCAGCGTATTCCACATCAGTCAAAAAATGATCCCTGCCACCATGCCACAATTTTTTAACCTGCCCTTGATCTCGTTGTTCCACAGTAGTGTACTCGCCGTTAGTTAACTTGTAAAGGTTTAGACCACGAGTATAAGTTTTGTAGTACGAACCTAAACGGTTCTCAACATCGAACATACCGAACGCGCCACCACCGTACGTGTCTGTGAAAGGCACACGGAAAATGTGTGACTTATCCCAATCCGCCGTACCAGTACCAACACCTGAACCTGTCGCTGTACGCCTGTTAATTCTTGCACCAACACAAGTTTGTGTACCTAAACCCGAACCTGTGGCTGTACGCAAAGACACCAACAACCAAACACCGGTACCAGCACCCACACCCGAGCCTGTCGCTGTACGGACACTAACAACAATTTCAACAGCAGTACCCGAACCGACACCCGAACCCGTTGCTGTACGGACAGGAATAAGCGCACCAACACCCGTCGCCGAACCTGCACCTGAACCTGTGGCGGTACGTGGCGCAATATGCAAACCTGTGGAATCCATAGTTCCAACACCCGAACCTGTCGCAGTACGAACAACAACAAGAACCCCTACCGCAGTAGCACTACCAACACCACTACCCGTTCCTTGACGTTGACGCAAAACATTCGCAACAGAAGAAGCAGTACCCAACCCCGAAGCCGTAGCAGTAACAGTAAGAACCGCACGAACACCAAGATAAAAACGGCCACCGTTCCTAAACGGGAAACTGAAATCGGTTAACTGCCCCAACCGTATCTGAGCAGAACCAGAAGCAACCCCAGAAGTACCACCACCAGAACCCGTAGCAGTACGACTAACAACACGAAAATAAGTGCCACGATAAAACGGGCGTGTATCAGAAAACGGTTCTGCGAAACCTGTAACTGCTGCCTGCGCCATAGGGTTTACCCCCTACGACTAATCGAGAGACAGCGTAAGCGTGGTGATCTGAAAAGTATCCCCAGCAGTAACAGCAGCAGACGTTGACAAAGCACCAGTCCACAAAGCATTACCCGCAGTCGAAGCATCCCACAAAGACCAATGCGTAATCGTTTCAGTTGCCGCAACGTTAGTCCATTCCAAAGTTCCTGAAGTAGCAATAGAACCCGACGAAGCCGCAGCCCAAGAAGCCTCTTTGCGTGTTGTTTCTGTAGCAGCATTAGATGTTGCAGCCTCACCAGGATCACCAGTATGTAGCTTCACATACACGTTTGTAGGAATAGTCCAAGCAGTTTTACCTGTGGTATGTTCCAAAATTTTGTTTTCAGCATAATTAGAAATCGACATAAGAACCTCTCACACGGACACTATACACCATACGAAAGTAGGGCCAGGACAGAAGGGGAACTGCCTGGCCCTACATTCATTTATTAACTTACTTCAACTAGATGGGTTTATGCGCCACCAAGTGAAGACGATGTGTTGAGAACACGGATAGCTGCCTGACGGAAAATTCCGTAGCCACCCAACCAGTACCAACCGACCGGATTGAAACGCATCAACGAATCCACTACTGGACCACGCACAACCTTCGGATATGCTCCGTTGCCGTCTGTGATCGAGTGTGCCTTCGCCAATGATTGACGACCCATGATGATTGTCTGATAGAGGTCAACTGTTGAAGCCGATCCACCAGTCAAATCCAATGGTGCGCGAGGAGTTTCAATGAAACGAATTGACTCAAATGCGCCAATTTCGCCATTGTAAATTCCTGCTGTATCCACATAGTTATGCGGGTCACGCCAAGACGCTGCACCGGTTTCGCGGCGAAGATCGTACGAAACGTCTGGGTGAATGAAACCCATGTACATTCCGTTGAATGACTGTGCCTTTGAACCACGCAACTGTGCTGTAGCGATACGAACATCGTTCGCTTCAATGATGTCTTCTGCTTGAACTGTGGCGTTCGATGTTGGGGTTGATGCACCGCCACCACCGTAAATCACGTTCGTTGCAGCCTTCAAAACGTTAGCGACAACAGTATCGATTGACGATCCTGCGTTGTAACCGATCAAGTTGGCTGCAACAGCATCAACGTCAAGGAACGAAGTTCCACGAAGTTTTGCTGTCGTGTTAATTGTGTTGCCGTACTCTGCAAGAGTAACTTCAACTTGACTGTCCGCCATTGTTGTCGGAGTCAAATCGGTTGTTTCTGCGAGTGTTGAAGTTGCGTCAGCGAGTTCCGAAAAAATCGTGAACTTAACTGATGAACCAGGCATTGATTGTGCAACAGGTTGAACGTCTGCTGCAGCGTCAAAAAGCATTTCTGCGCGAAGCGCGAAATATGCGATTTGATCAAACGCTGTCTGATCGACTGATAGTGAACTTGCTTGTGTAATTGCCATGACCTTTGAGGTCTTTCTCCCCAAAGACTTGCTTTGAGGCTAGATGTTTTGTGATGCCTGACTTGCTTGAGTCAATACCTGCATAACTTCGTCTTGAGATTTGGCGTTACGGATTTTGGTATTCCAATCCACTTCAGGTTCGCTATTATCACCGAAACTTTTTGCCTTTGACACCCTGTTCCAAGCATTTTGTTCTGCCTGAACTTCCGGTTTCACTTGCGTAGCACCAATGAGATTCACTTCCTGGGCGGCTTGTCGGATCGCTTCTGCTGTCATTTCGCCTTCGTAACCTTTAACAAAGTAGCGTGAAGAAGGTGCGTTAATATCAACGCCTGCTTCCACAAACGCCAACTTGCGTTGGGCTTCTGTTGCTGCTGACAGTTTGGCTTCCAGTTCTTTGTTCTTAGCTTCAAGATTTCGAAGCTGTGCGCGTACTGGATTCCGTTCAACCTGGTCCTTAGCGTCTTCTTCAAACTCGTAGTTTGCATCTGACATGACCCACTCCTTCTGCCCACACTTTGACCAGAGGAGTCAAAATGGCTGCAATCTCACCCGTGTGTTACACGTCGAAATCGGGGGGTCCGACGGTTATCCCTAATGGGATAGATGTGAGTATATGACCACTAAGGGTGGTTGTCAAGTATACGAATTATTCGGCTACACCAAGACCGGTTTGTACGGTACCTGATGTTTGGCCAGTAGTTTTAGTAAACCCGCCGCCACCCTGGAACGCCGCTTTGCGGGTTCCTCTGCGTTCAGCGAGTTGACGTTGCGCTTCAACATCGTAGCCAAGTGCGGCACCAACCTTTTGTTGCTGGGTCAAAGCCTGTTCGCCCATCATTTCGGTGTACAAACCTTCTTGCAAACCTAAAGCCGTGAACCCTGCTTGGGCTTCTTGTGCTGTAATCCCACGTGCCGCGATCTCCTCAGCGGTAGCGAACTGCAACTGGATGTTGCCTTGCTCTTTGGCTCGTGCCGCAATCTTCGCAGCCTCAGCCTGACGGGTCAAAATCGGTGCAGCCTTAGTCGGGTCCAAAAAGTAGGCCGCCAACCCTGCTTCGCTGACACCGTACAGTTCTTGCATCTGCCGTTTAACTTCAGGGTCAGCATCCTGTACAGCTCTGAAACCTTCTTGTACACGTG